GCCGGGGCGACCGCTACGTCGGTATCCGCCAAGTGCCCCGACTGTGACGAACGGTAATCAGCCGGGCTTGAATGGGTCGGTGGCGGCCGCGACTCAGCGCAAGATCGGCACGGCTGGCGGTTGGGGCTGGGCTCCGATCGGCGATGGCGACGTGCTCCCGATCGACGCGGCCACGTTCGCGCTGTGGGGTGTTTCTACGGCAACTTTCGACAACTTCGCGGCGACCATGCCGCGCCGGATCTACTGAGGGGGATTGCATGGCATTGATCACCCCCGAGGATTGGCTGCCCGTCCTGGCTGAGCGGATGGATGGGCGGCAGTCTGGTCTTGCCCGGCTGCGTTCGTACGTCAACGGCAATGCTCCGTTGCCGGAGATGTCCAAGAATGCGCGAGCGACGTGGGTCGCGTTCCAGAAGCGGGCGCGGACGAACTTCGGCGGGATGGCTTGCCAGTCTCATTCGAACCGGATCCGTGTTCGTGGCGTCCGTGTCGGCTCTGATGACCAGTCCCCTGCCTCGGTGGCGGCCCGCAGGATCGCCCGGGACAACCGGCTGCCCATGCTGATCTCCGATGCCGTCTGGGATATGGTGAGCGCCCGCAACGGCTATCTGGTGGCTGGGCGCAAGGCTGACGGCCGGGCGCTGCTGACAGCCGAGAAGCCGGAGCATCTGTACGCCGAGCCGGACCCGGTGCAGGAGTGGCGAGCTCGTGCCGCCATCAAGGTGTGGCGCGACACGGTGGAGGGCATCGACTACGCGAACGTGTGGGCCGAGGGCCATCGGCAGACCTTCTACCGCGAGTCGTGGCAACTGTTTAACGGGGATCGCTCGGTTCGCCTGGTCAACGCTGGCGGCTGGCTTCCCCTGGCCGCTGCTGAAACGTACGTCGGACCGCCTCCGGTGTGGATTTTCGAGCGCCGCGATGGTCAGGGCCTCATTGAGCCCCATCTCGACGTGATCGACCGGATTAACCTGAGCAAGCTTCAGCGGCTGTCGACGGCTGCGATTCAGGCCTTCAAGCAGCGCGCGTTGCAGAAGGATCCCGGCGCCCGCCTGCCAGAGAAGGACGAGAACGGCAACGTCATCGACTGGGCCAAGGTGTTTGAGCCGGCCCCGGGCGCGTTGTGGGACCTCCCGCCGGGCATCAACATTTGGGAGTCGGGCGTCACTGACACCAGCATGATGCTTGATGGTGAGAAGGCGGACGCGCGCGACTTCGGCGCTGTCACCGGCACCCCTATTTCGATGCTGCAGCCGGATTCGGCGAACCAGTCGGCGAGTGGCGCTGCGGCGACCACGGCGCAGCAGGTGGACGCATGCGAGGCCGACATTGACCGGATCAAGCTAGCCGCTGCTGCCGCGATGGTGACCGCGCTTGGCGTCGAGGGTGTCGAGATCGGCGATGAGACGGTGGAGATCGACTTCGAGAATCCGGCATGGGTGACCCTGGCAGAGAAGATGGACGCCTACTCCAAGGCTGTCGCGTCGGGCATGTCGGTCCAGATGGCGCAGAAGGTGTACCTCGGCTGGTCTCAGGATCAGATCGAGGAGGACGACCGGAACCGGGCGCGCGCGTCAGCCCGGAATGCGTTCGCGGCGCTGGCTGGGTCTGCGTCCAGTGGCAACCCAGGCTGAGGTTGAGCAGGTTCGGCGGGCGCTGAACGCGCTTGCCGCCGCCGCTGAGGCCGACTGGCAGTCGGTGTGGGATTCGCTCCGGTCCTCGGATCGGGTGATGGTCAATCGGGCGCTGTCGAACGGCTGGTCGTGGGTGCTGGAGCGCTACGGCAACATGTCCGCGACTTTGGCCGCCGACTTCTTCGATGTGCAGGCTGCTGAGCTCAACTTGGCCCGCCCTCGGACGGTCATGGCGGCTGCGGTGAATGAGCGGCAGGCGACTGCCCGCCTCGGGTGGGCGCTGTCCACGCCTGACCAGTCCGGCAACCTGTCCGTGCTGCTCGATGAACTGGTGAAGCAGCCCTACCGGGACACGCTGGCGAACTCCGCGTCTGCTTCCGGTGCTGGGTTTGCCCGGGTGCCGTCCGGGTCGGAGACGTGCGCCTTCTGTCTCATGCTGGCGTCCCGTGGCGCGGTGTACCGATCCGCGAAGACGGCCGGCGACGGGCACCGGTACCACGGCAAGTGCGACTGCGTGCCGACGTTGGTACGCGATGAGCGCGACTACCCGAAGGGCTACGACCCGGACGCAATGTACGACGCCTACTCGACGGCCCGCCGCGAGGCTGGGTCTGGCGATCCCGGCAAGATCCTCGCTGAGCTTCGACGCCAGCAGGGCACCAACTGACTTCCGCCACCCGGCGGGAAATCTGCGCTTGATGCGCGGACGCACTAGCCCCAGGAGGGTAATCACGATGTCTGCACCGATCACCGAACCGAGCCCCACTACCCCCGTCGAAGCTGAGGCCCCGATCACACTCCCGGAGGGTGCGGAGCCGAAGACGTTCGACGCCGAGTATGTCGCCAAGCTGCGTGCCGAGAACGCGAAGCACCGCACGGAGGCGAAGGCGAACGCTGACGCTGCCAAGCGGCTTGCTGAGATCGAGGAAGCCGCCAAGTCGAATGAGCAGAAGCTCGCCGACCGTCTCGCGGCCGCCGAGAAGCGCGCCGCCGATGCTGAGCGGGCGTCGTTTGCCGCTGAGAAGGGCGTCCCAGCCTCGTTCATTCACGGCTCGACGCTGGAGGAGTGGGAAGCCTCGGCCGCCGAAGCGCTGGCATGGAAGGGCGTGACCCCCAAGCTGCCTGTTGCGCCATCTGCGGACGGTCAGGGGCGGGTTGGTGTGCCGGTGAGCGCTGGGGCAGCCCAGTTGAGCAAGGACGACGTGAGCAAGCTCTACGCCGAGAAGAAGTACGACGAGATCGAGAAGGCGCGCATTGAAGGCCGCCTGGCTTCGATCCTCGGCCCCCGCACGTAAACCCCCCATCCTGAAAGGCGCCACTCATGGCAATCACCTATTTCCAGCCGGAAATCTGGTCCGCAACATTCCTGTCCACCCTGGAGAAGGTTCTGGTCTTCTCCGGGCTCGCCAACCGCAAGTACGAGGGCGAGATCGCCTCCCAGGGCGACACTGTGCGCATCACCGGCATCGCCGACCCTACGATCCTCGACTACACCAAGGACACCGACCTGTCCGCGATGCAGGCGCTGACCGATTCGCAGCAGCTCCTGCTGATCGATCAGGCGAAGGCGTTCTGGTTCGCGATCGACGATATCGACAAGCGGCAGGCTGCCTCCGGTGGCGCGCTGATGACGGAGGCCGCCCAGAAGGCTGCCTACGGTCTGCGTGACGTGGCTGACCGGTTCCTTGCCACTCGCATCGCGGTCGGCGCGTCGGCGTCCAACTCGCTCGGCGTGGTTGACGCGACCACCGCAACCAACCTGTACGACCTGCTGCTGGTTCCCGCGTCGGTCAAGCTCGATGAGGCGAACGTTCCCAGCGATGGCCGCTGGATGGTCCTGCCCCCGGCCGCGTACGCCAAGCTGCTGCTCGACTCCCGCTTCATCAAGGCGAACGAGTCGGGTGCCACGACCGGCCTGCGCAACGGCTTCGTGGGCGAGGCTGCCGGGTTCATGATCCACAAGTCGAACAACGGCGCGTTTGGCCCGCGCACCGGCATCACTGCCACGACCGCGAACGGCGCGAAGTCGCTCACGGCTGACTATGCGAACACGTTCGCCCAGTCGGACATCGGGCTTGTCGTGACCGGCACGGGCATCGGTGGCGGCGCGAAGGTGACCGCCGTTGACGCGACCGGCACCGTGGCGACCGTGGACACCAACTCGACTGCCTCGGCGAAGGTGGCCGACATCGCCATCACGGGCGCGACCCACACCAAGGCGGTCGTGTTCGGCTCGTCCGAGGGAATCTCCTACGCGCAGCAGCTCGCCAGCGTGGAAGCCCTGCGCCCCGAGGCTCGCTTCGCCGATGCGCTCAAGGGCCTGCACCTGTACGGCGGCAAGGTGACGCGGCCGACCGCACTCGGCGCGGCCACCGTCAAGCTGTCCTGACCTACCCCCTGAGTACCCCCGGCCACGGCTCCGGCCGGGGGTGCTCAACCTCTCACGAAAGGCGGCTCGATGCTTCCCTTGCTGGTCAGCAGCGCAACCGCCCTTGCGTGGGGATTCGACGTGTCGGACGTGGCTTTGCGCCGCGCCTCGGCACGAATCCGCGGCCACCTACAGCAGGACGTGACCGCCGGATCATCGACGATCACCGCCCACGGCCCAGCGTTCCGACTGCCGCAACGTCCCGTCACCGATGTCACGTCGGTCACCGTCGACGGGCTGGCGGTCGAGTGGGAACTGTCCGGGTCGGTGCTGTCCGTCGATTCTCTGGACGTGGTGACTGTCGTCTACTCGCACGGTTTCGCCGAACTGCCGGACGAACTGGCCGAGCTGGTCTGTCAGGTTGCTTCACGGCTCGGCGCGGCTCCCGATGCGATCGCGCAGGGCGTGCAAACCCAGGGTGCCGGGCCGTTCAGTGTCGGCTACGGCTGGGACGCATGGAAGGCTCAGGCCGGGCTTGCGCAGGGCGAGAAGGACACGCTCGACCGGTACTGGCCGGCGCTGCCCCAGATCATCGTTACTGGCTGTCCGTAGCTTCATAGGTCGCCACGGCGGCCACGGTGGCAAGGATGGCCCCGCCGAGCATGAACCAGGCGAGGGTTGCCCAGAAGGCGGCGGACACCTCGCCCCGGTAGCTCCCGGACAGCGTGGCCGAGGCGATCGAGGCCGCCAACCATCCGGCCATGAATCCACCACTCAGCGACATCAACGCGCGCGACTTGCTCATGTGCTGAGCGTATCGACAAGGGGGGCCGATGTTCGCCCACGGTGCCACGATCACCCGTCTCCGCGCTCCGCTGGCAGTCGATGCCTACTCGGGTGCCGCGACCAACAGGGACTGGACGGCTGCCGTCCCTATGGCCTTGGAGGGCTTCGCAGTGGACCCTGGCGGGTCCGTGGAGGCCTCGACGGTCAACCGGGAGCAGATCACCACCACCCCGACCTTGATGGGGCCGTACGGGGCTGACGTGGCCGCCTCCGACCGGGTGCTGGTCAACGGCGTCACGTGGGAAGTCGTGGGCAATCGCTCCGACTACCTGAATCCGTTCACCGGCTGGCAGGCCGGGTCTACGTGGCCGCTGCGCAGAGTGGAGGGCTGATGGCCGGCACCTTCGAGCTGAACATGGCCGAACTCATCGACATTTCCAACGCCGCGAACGAGCAGGTGTGCAAGCCGCTCGCCGAGGCGACCGCGGAGCGTGCGCGGGCCGACGCGGCGACATTCGCGGTGTCCGGCGACTACGGCGCGTCGATCGGCGTCTGGGTAGAGCCCCGAACCGGGATCAAGTCGTGGGCGCGCTCTGTCGTGGGCGCCCGGATCGGGTACGGCATGCAGGTTGAGTCCCGGCACGGCACGCTGGCGAAGGCGCTGGGCCAGTGACCGCCGAAACGGTCGAGCATGTCGACCTTGAGCTGTGGCTGTGTGGCCGACTACGCCCCGCACTGACCACATGGGCGCCGCTGGTGGATCGCCGGTTCCCGGCCCCGTCGTGGGTGCCTGGGTTCGCGGTGGTGGTCCGTGACGATTCCGGCCCGGATCAGTCGATGGTTACCGCTGCCCGTTCGGTGGGTGTGACCGTGATCGGCCCGGACGGCACGCACCAGCAGACCGCCCAACTGGCGCAGCGGGTCGCCGCCTTGCTGCGTCTCTCCTATGAGCCGCCGTCGCCTGTCGCTACGTGTGAGCGGGTGCGTGGCCCCTATTCGCTGGCCGCTGTTGGCCGCGTCGAGTTCTACCTGTCAGCCGACCTCGTCGTGGTCGGGCAGTCCGTCACCCTGTAACCACGAAAGGCAAGAATCATGGACACTTCCGGTCTCAATATCAACGCTGTCCCCACCCCTATCAAGGGCATGACCGCATGGGCGCTGAAGGGCACCGCCGTTCCGTCCCAAGCAGACATGGGCGATGCAGCGTTCTCGCCAGCCGCCGCGTTCGTCCGGCTGGGTCTGCGCACCTCCGACGGCGCGCCCGAACTCGCCGAGTCGCCCGCCGGCCTGATCGACCTGTACGAAACCGGCTACAAGATCAATCCGGGCACCGGTACCGTGGAGGTCACTCAGACTTTCGCCCAGTTCGACGACACCTTCCGCGCTGCCGTTCGCGGCGTGGCCGTGTCGTCCGGCGTGCAGGACATCGACGTCGACCAGGTG